CTTCAGTTCCATTCCGCATGCATTGGCGGAAAAAGAATGGAGAAATGATCATGGCCAAGGGCTTAACTGAACCTGGTCTTGTGAAAACTCTTCATCCTTTTATGGGAGGTATGTACAAGAATTTAACTATCAATACGTTTGATGGCATGTGTGGTGCAACCCTCGTGTCAGAAACGAATGGTAGTGCAATTCTTGGCGTACACCTCGGTGGTACTGCTGGTACTCCTATTGGGTGCTATGGAAGTATTACTCAACAGCAACTTTTTGTTGCGTTTGCAGAACTTAGGAAGATGGAAGGTGTCATTCTTTCTGGTGAAGCAGGAGAATTCAAAACAACTGTGCTAGGCGTGCAAGTGTTGAAGAAGGATCCTCTTCATAAGAAGAGTCCACTTAACTATCTACCTAAGAACTCGCAAGTTGAGTACTATGGTTCGTGCCCGGGACGAGCTTTGACCAAGACGGAAGTTAAGGTTACACCAATTAGCGAACATATTATGGACGTTTGTGGTGTACCCAACATTTATCGGGGACCAAAGCTCAACCCAGACTGGTATGGTTGGCAGACATGTCTTGCCAATTTGGCTGTACCAGCGCATCCTTATCCTCATAATCTCTTAGAGCTTGCTATTAGAGATTATAAGGAGCCTCTTATCGAGATTTTCAAAAGTGCTTTGTGGTGTGGGAGTTCGCCTCTCACTGACCGCGAAAATCTTTGTGGTATTCCTGGTAAGAAGTTTATGGATGCAATTAAGCTCAACACTTCAGTTGGATTTCCATTGACTGGTCCAAAGCGTGATCATGTCATTGAATTGGAGCCAACTGAAGAGTGGCCAAACAATCGTGAGCTTGAAAAAGAACTCATGGATGAAATTGTCCGCATTGAAAATTGCTATCGACGTGGTGAACGTGGATATCCAATGGCCAAGGCGTGTAAGAAGGATGAGATCCTTACTAAGGACAAATGCAGAATCTTTTATGGTAATGCATTGTCTTTGACATATTTAATCCGTAAGTACTATCTACCCATTTTGCGTGTGTTGCAAATGAATCCCTTGGTTTCGGAGTGTGCCGTTGGCATTAACTCTCATGGACCTGAATGGGAAGAATTTCATCAACATGCTACCAAATTTGGTATGGATAGATTGTTTGGTGGAGACTATGGCAAGTACGATCAGAAGTTGCCTTCTCAGTTGATTTTTGCTGCTCTGCGAATCTTAATTGATTTTGCTAGAGTTTGCAATTATACTGAGGAGGATCTGAAAGTTATGGAAGCTATGACAGGCGACATCGTGTTCGCTTACATCGCTTACAATGGCGACTTGATTGGTCTCACAGAAGGAACTCACATTAGTGGTAATTCTCTCACTGTTATTATCAATGGGATCTGCGGATCGTTGAATCT